ATTTCATTCTCTGTAAGTGTGTGTAGCAACTCATGGTTTCTACTAATATATTTAGCAATTATGTGCTGCACCCGCACATTTTTTCAACACTTGATTTTATCAACAATTTTGTTTAATATAGATTAATCTGAGTTAAATACATAATACGAATTGGAATTGCGATGAAACTAAGAACTCGTTCAATTTTGCAGGAACTAAATGAAGTTGCGTCTCGACGCAATACTGATGCTCTCATCGAAAGCAGAGCCACCAATATTATTAATTCTGCAATCAATTTACTTGAAAGTATTCATAAGCACTACGACCCTGAACAAGCAGATGAATTAGAGCGTAGGCTTATTAATGCTATTAAAGGGCAAGACCCCGCCAAATTTGTGCGAGGTGTTAGAAAAATTTCAGAATCAAAAAAACATAAGAATAAGTTAAATGAATCCGAAGAATAAAGAATTACTTTTATCGTCTATTGCTGAAGCTAAAGGACTAGCTTATAGTTCTGAGCTAGGTCTTGTTGAAAATGATATCAACATTACTGACGAAAATCAAATTGCCAAACGTTTGCTAGGACAAATGACCACAGACAAAGATTTAGCCACCGTTGAATCTATTGTTAATGTTATTATTAAACTTCCCAATTACGAAAAGCTAATTGAAGCAGCTCGCAAAGAAATAGAATTGCCCAAGCAAAACACTATTGAAAGTTTCCAAATAGGAACCGTAGCATGGTTTCGTAGAATGATGGAAGCAATTAGTTAAAAAGACGCAGTAAACTCCTAGTTTTATCCAAAACGGCTAAATATTATGCCGGCCTCTGAGCGAGGTCATTGATTTAAGGAGAAAATATCATGGCAGACGTAACATCATTAGCAGTAGGCAGCACAACATTTGGTGCGAACTACGAGCAATTAGTAAACACACAAGGTCTTAGCGGTAATCTTATCGTTGCTTCTATCAGCAAAGGTACAGGTTCAGCTACTGAAGCAGAACTAGTAGCAGTTCTAAAGAAAATTTGCAACGGTACAGACGTTGGCGCAACAAATGACGCTTTCAACGTTGTTGGTTTCAACGCAGCTACTTTAGGTACAGACCCAGCATACGTTCTATTGAACGGTACAGGTACACTAGGTACTACAAGCGGCGACTACGGTTCAGATATCACCGTATCTATTGTTGCTACATTCAGCCTAGCTGTTTAATATTTCCTAGGGATGGGAAGTGGGGGCGGATTTTTTCCGCCCTTTTTCTTTGGCCATAAATAGTAGCACATTATGGCACGATATAGAATTACCACCTTAGTCGATATAACAAGATCTAATCCTCCAAGGACTGAAACGGATAAAATTAAAATTGGACAACAATCTAATTTCAATTCGTTGATCCAGGCTATAGGATTAAGAGCCAATATTTCTTGGGTAAAAGATCCTGTGGTTAACAATGGAACGTTACCCGACCCTTGGAAAGGCAAGGCAACTTATTGGATATGGGAATTTGATACTGAAAGAGTTGACGAGTTTCTTAAAGGAAATAATCCTGTAGGTCTACTACTTGACGATCTACATGGTGTGCCTGTGATAGAAAATTTAACAAACACCGCAGATATAGATCCGCCTGCATTTCAAAGTAAAGGCGACAAGTCAAACATTTTTGTTGAAATTATCTAGGAGTTAAATTTCCTAGTATTCCATTTTAAATACTATAGCTCACTTAAGGGCTATTTTTATCATGGAAAACTTCAACAATTTTAAAAACAAAACAATTTCTCAAATCAGGCTTTGGGCTTGGGCAGCGGCTGTCCTTCCTCTAACGGCACTAGCAGGCATATTTTTTATATGGAAATTCTTTGACCATTCAACACTAGGTTATGTTATGATATCGGGCGAAACTATTATGTTTGGCGTTGCTGTATCGTGGTGGTGGTGGGCTATGTATGTTCTTCGAAATCTGGTTAAACACTGGGATGATACTAGAGATAAAGTACACGATGTTCTTATTGATGTTAAACACATGAAGAACATTGTTATAGAAGTCTTAAAGAAAGAAGATAAATAAAATATAAATTTATTAAGGCTCTACAGGCATAGTTTTAAGGCATCCAGTTTTTATATATTGGAGATATATCATTATGTCTGAATTAGCACAGACTACTAAATTAGAAAAAGAAAGTCTTGAAGCTCACGTGGACCTGTGCGCTATGCGCTACCTCCAACTTGACACAAGATTGACAAACCTTGAAAACAAAGTTGATTCTATTCACAATGACATTGTTGAAGGTCAGAAGTCGATGACCAAAGTCATTGTTGGTACCGCTGGTACCGTAATTGCAGGTGTATTAAGTATTATCATTACCATGCTTATGCGAGGTTGATAATTTTTAGTATATTATATACGCAGTTAAATAAAGGACCATAGGTCCTTTTTTTATGACTGAGATTTCCAAAAAGTTAGCCAGCGTTATTAACGCAGCTCAAAAGAAATTAATAAATGAAAACCAAATCATGCCTGTTAAGGTTGAGGGCGGAATTTTGGTTGGAAATGTGGTTATTGTTAATGAGGGCACCGTAAAGCATTTGTTTAAACATGAAGAGCTTATATATAAAGATGTTTATCTAAACAAGGTCGCTATTAGATTAGCTAACCTATTAGCCAGAAATATACGAAATGTTACCATGGACAAACTTTACAGCGAAGATCAGGACTATGGAAAATGGTATTTGGACAGCCAAATGTTGGTTGCGCAATATCACAAAGCACTACATACTAAAGATCACGACAAGGCCGATGTATTATGGGCTAAGTACTTAGAGAGCAAAGGAAAAGCACTACAGGCCAAATCTCGAGCAGAGTCTTTGGCTTCAATTTGAATAAATATTAAACTACCCCTAGGTGCTATGAACATATGAAAACATCTGATATTTTTAAAAGATCTTCCGCAAAGATCAACGAAAGCATTGAGCAAATATTTGGTAAAAAGATCAATCTTGAATCTTTTACCCTAGATCAATTGCAGGATGCTAGAAACAAACTACGTACCCAAATAAGTCAAGTACGTAGCGAATCTGCGTTTAACGAAACATTAGAAAACGAAGCATTTACACAAGCTCAGTGGATGCTTGATGCCATTAATGCAGAAATTGCAGAACGCGAAGAATTTATTGTAGATCCAATAGAGGAATATCAAGCAGAAGGAGCTGATCAAGAAACTAAAGCAGCCCACGATGCTGGTTATAAAGATGCTTCTCAAGGAAAGAAAAAGAACCCATATAATCCAGGGTCACCATCAGCAAAGAATTATGACGATGGACAAGATTCTTATAAAAGACATTTTGGAGAAGAAGCTGTATCGGAAAAAGCACCTCCTACAGCCAAAGGGGAAAGAATGGTAAAGCATATCAAAAAAGGGTATGCAAAAGATGGTAAACTAACAGATAAAGAAAAGTCGATAGCCTACGCAACAGCGTGGAAGCATCACAACAAAAACGAATCAGTCAATACAGGAGATAATATGACTAAGCTAAAAGAAGGCGAGATCCAGCAGGCCAGTGCGATCGTTAACGCTAAGACAATGGTAGACAGAGTTGGCCGTTGGATTGAAGAACTATCTGGTATGGAGAACGATACACTTCTACAACTTGGTGATTCTATCCGTGATGAAATGGGTTCAGAACAAGCCAAGAGCTTTATCAGCGCAGTTGCTCCTGCAATTCAACAGGCATTAGAAAATCTTAAAGCAACACGCGAAACTCTAGCAACAGGTGTTCGCCAGTTAACAGGCGAAGAACAAGGCGCAGAAATGTTAGGTGCTGAGCCAGGTGCAGAAGGCGGCGACGAATTTGGCGGAGCAGCCGAACCAGATATGATGAATGCAGGTGGAGACGAAGGTGGAGATATTGCTCCAGCTGAACCAACTGATGACTTTGGCGCAAGTGATGCAGCAGCAGGCGGATTAGAAGCAGCTGGTCGTGAAAAGCGTGAAAGCATTGAGCGTGGCAATAGCTTACTAAGAGTATTGGCAGGCTAATGAGATTCCAAGACGTTGCTTATGAGGGCGACTTTCTAAAAATTAGAGAGCTTGCCCCAACCTTAGGTGCTCCTGCTCCTGGCGCTGCTCCTGGCGCTGGTGCTACTACTATGGCACCTGGTCAACAAGTATCTCAAGACCCACAGGCTCAACAAAAAATGATGGCTCAACAAGCATTAGATAGAGCTAATCAGAAAAAAGAAATACAAGAGTTAATTAAACAAAAGCAGGCAGAACTAGCCGATTTACAAAAACAACTGGCAGCAATTAAATGAGATTTTTTGAATTTGAAGGTGATGGCGTTGATAAACTTATTATGGTTCTTAGAAACTATATAGGTCGCGCTTCATCAAAAAAAGCGCCTGCCAAATTGAATTGGGCCGGAATTAATAAAGTTATTCAAACCAGTGGTTTTGAATTAGGCACTGACTACGAAACATTCAAAGCAATGTATGATGCTAGTCCTGCTATTCAACAAATGGTTAAAAATTTTAATGCCAGCGGAATCGAACTAAACGTCCCGGGAGCACCTGATGCAGAAAAACCACAACAAGATGGTGAAACTAGTCAGGAAAAACTAGATAAAGCCGCAGCAAGTGCGGCTCCTGCACAAATGGCGCAGGCCAACCAAACTGCCCCTGCTCAGGACTTGACCTAATTAAAACATTCTGTTAATATATACAGAATGACAATTAATCAATTTACACCTCCTCCGTTTGTTGAAAAGTTTCAATACAAAAACTGCCAACAAATCAATGATCCGGTAACTAGAAAACGGGTCTATCTAACTCCTGACGGAGAAAGTCTTCCTAGCGTGACAACTATTCTAAGTGCTACTAAAGATATGACGGCACTTAACGAATGGAAGAAGCGTGTGGGCGAAGCCAAAGCACAACAGATAACAACAGAAGCGGCAGGAGTTGGAACTGCTATGCACAGCAACCTAGAACGGTTTATTGCAGGCCTAGAGCGTATGCCAGGCAAAAATCCTGTTCACGTTCAAGCTAATGCAATGGCTGATCAAATTATTATTAACGGATTAAACAATGTAAATGAAGTTTGGGCTATGGAACAGAGTTTATACTTTCCAGGACTCTACTCAGGAACTACTGACCTAGTAGCAGTTTATAAAGATAACCCAAGCGTCTGCGATTACAAACAAACAAACAAGCCTAAAAAAGAAGAATGGGTTGAAGATTACAAACTTCAATTAATTGCTTATATATTAGCACATAATGAAGTTTACAAAACAGACATTCGAGAAGGGCATGTATTCATGTGCAGCCGAAATTGCGAATATCAGCAATTTGATTTGTTGCCGCAGGACTTTAACAAGTACCAAGATATGTGGCTTAACAAGGTTGAGGAATACTATTTGAGTCTAAGATAAATACTCTAACAAGGGTATATATCTATGGCTGTCGTACAGATCTCTAAAATTCAAGTCCGCAGAGGACAAAAAAATACAGGAATTGGGATTCCACAACTAAGTTCTGCAGAATTTGCATGGGCAGTTGATTCTCAGGAATTATATATCGGTAACGGTTCTGTTGCTGAAGGTGCTCCATATGTAGGTAATACTAAAGTTCTTACTGAGCACGATAACATTTTAGAACTTGCTTCAAGTTATCAATTCGCTGAAAGCGATCCAACTATTTCTTATAGTGTTTCTAGAAGTTTACAATCTAAATTAGACGAATACGTTTCTGTTGCTGACTTTGGTGCTGTAGGCGACGGTAGTACAGATAACGTTGAAGCATTTGAAAATGCATTAAATCAATTGTTTAGAAACGCAGATGAAAAATTTAGAAAAACATTATTAATTCCAAATGGTACGTATCTATTTTTATCTGATTTAAGAATTCCAAGCAATGCTATTCTTCAAGGTGAAACCAGAGACGGTGTCATATTAAACTTTGGTGCAAACAATATTCGTTTTGTTACATCAGCAGGCATTGAGCTATCTGGGTTCACTAGTGTTAATAGACCAAGAAATGTTTCTTTAGGTCGTTTAACTTTTTCTAGAAGCACAGGACAATTAGTTCTTACTGGTCTTGGAGATAGTATTTTTACAGATATTAAATTTAAAGGCGAATACGTTTTAGGTGATTCTGTTCTAGCGCCAGCCTCTGAATCTGCTGCGGTTCAATGGCAAAACGATATTAATGATATTAAAACTACAGACATTGTATTTGAAAAATGTTTATTTGATTCGTTGTCTATGGGAGTAAAATGCACACAAACTAGTGTGTTTGAAACTACCGTTAAATTTATTGACACAAAATTCTTTGTATGCGACATCGGAGTATACATCAGCGGATTAGTTGGACAAACCAACACTTGGACATTTACAAATTGTTCATTTGAAGAAACATATAAACAAGGATTTATTTCAACTCACGGTAGAGGAACTTTATTTGACGGCTGTAATTTTAAAAATTGCGGCAACGGAACAAATTCAGCAGCCACTCCAGCATACGATATTATAACATTTGGTGAATCAGTAAACAATAGAATTATCAATTGTACTACTAACAGACACCAAGAAGCTAACATTACTTCTGTAGGAACAACAGCTGGTTCAACAGAAGCCAGCGGAGCAAGTTTAGCTCGCTTTGTTGATAGAAACTATAGCGACATATATCTGAGTGACAGCTTTAAACCTTTGATAGCTCTAAGTGCTTTCAATAGATTCACATACATAGATTACACATTAAAATTAAGCAGCCATACAAGAGCAGGTCGATTAACCGTTACCATTGACGAAGACCTAAGTGTAGTTGCTATAACAGACGAATATCAATATTCACCATCATTGGTAACAGACCCAGGAGGATCACTTATGACTAATTTTGAATTTAATGCCGAATTAAAAGATAACGATGCCGATAGCGGAATCGAAACAATTTTAGTTTCCTATAAGAATCCCCTAGCCACAGGATCAACAGGAGACATCTCATACTCGATCTCCTACGGTGTTTGATACATTTGGTACTGAAAGGTTAACCAAATGGAAAGAATTTCGTGAAAGCATAGAAACAAGCCAAACTCCTCTAGAAGACGTGGCTAGTCTTTGGAGTAAGGCTCCATTTGTTAACCCATACAACGATCCCTTTGATCCCTCCTCATGGCCCGACCCTTGGCATTTAGTTTTAGATAATCGCTACGATGATCTTGCAATTGTTTTGGGTATGCTGTATACTTTAAAATTATCCAAGCGGTTTATGGATACTCATTTTGAGATACATATGTCTATGCAGAGACAAACTAATCAATATTGCTTAATCGTTGATAAAACGCATGTTTTAAACTTTAACTACGGGTTAGTTGACGATGTTAGTAAAATTGACTGCCAAACCAGCATGATATGGAGTGGTACTAAGTTACCATAAATAAAAATCTTAATGTTGCACAGAGAATATAAAAATGACAATTACGGTAATTAAAAGAAGCGGAAATAAAGAACCATTAGCAGTTGAAAAATGGCAGGCACAGGTAGCGAAAGTTTGTGCAGGTATAGCCGATGTTAGTCAGAGTATGATTGAGATTAAAGCTCAACTTCATTTTTACGATAACATCACAACAAAAGAAATTGATGGCATCACACTACGTGCTATTGTTGATCTAATCGATGTAGAACAAAATCCAGATGTAGGACATACTAATTATCAATATGTAGCAGGCAAGCAAAGACTTAGCATGTTACGTAAAGATGTATATGGTTCGTATCAACCTCCCCACCTCTATGAAATCATAAAAAAGAATATAGGAGTTGGATTATACACTCCAGAACTTCTTGAATGGTATAGTAAAGAAGACTGGGATAAAATGAATGAAATGATCGATCATTCAAAGGACGAAGAATATTCTTATGCTGCAATTGAGCAATTAATTGAAAAGTATCTAGTACGTAATCGTGCTACAAAAGAAATTTACGAAACACCCCAAGTGCGTTACATGGTCGCAGCCGCTACGGTGTTCCACAAAGAAGAGCCTAATACGGCTCGTATGCGATGCATTAAGGAGTATTATAATGCGGCAAGTGATGGACTTTTTACTCTGGCTACTCCCGTTCTGGCTGGCCTGGGGACTCCTACTAAGCAATTTTCGAGTTGCGTTCTTATTCGCAGCGATGACGACCTTGATAGTATTTTTGCGTCGGGAGAAATGATGGCCAAGTATGCTAGCAAACGTGCTGGCATTGGTTTAGAGATTGGACGACTACGTCCATTGGGCAGTCCCATCCGCGGTGGTGAGATCATGCACACAGGCATGATACCATTCTTAAAGAAATGGTTTGGTGATTTGCGTTCATGCAGTCAAGGAGGTATTCGTAATGCTAGTGCGACGGTTTTTTATCCTATTTGGCATCATCAGTTTGATGATCTCATCGTACTTAAGAACAATCAAGGAACTGAGGAGACTAGGGTAAGGCACATGGACTATGGTGTGGTCTTATCGGCTTTCTTCTGGAGACGTTTTAAAAATAAAGAAGACATTACTTTCTTTGATCCTAATGAAGTACCAGATTTATACGAAGCATTTTACAAAAATACATCTCAATTTGAAGAACTATACGTTAAGTATGAAAAACGTAAAGACCTAAGAAAGAAAACAATGTCGGCTGAAGAAGTATTCAAAGCTGGCATCCTTAAGGAGCGTACAGATACAGGTCGCATCTATTTGGTGTTTATTGACAATGTTATGAATCAAGGACCATTTGATCCTGAGTACCATACCATTTATCAAAGTAACTTGTGCTGTGAGATCTTATTACCAACCCGTCCATTTAAGAGATTAGACGACGAGGAGGGACGCATAGCGTTATGTACACTGGGATCCATTAACTGGGGTGCGTTCCGTAACCCAGAAGACATGCGTAGAGCATGTCGCATATTACAGCGTAGTCTATGTAATATCTTAGACTACCAAGACTTCTTGTCAATACAAAGTAAACTGAGCAATGACGAGATTCAGCCATTGGGCATTGGTGTTACTAACCTAGCCTACTGGCATGCCAAGCGTGGATTGAAGTACGGTGAGAAAGATGCACTAGCAGAGGTAAAGTCATGGATGGAACATCAAGCCTATTATCTAACCGAAGCTACCGTAGAACTTGCTAAAGAAAGAGGTGCTTGTCAGCATAGCTCACATACCCGATACGGCAAGGGAGAGTTTCCTTGGGAACATAGAGCAAATGGTGTAAATGATTTAACTGATTTCACTCCAGAACTTGATTGGGAGTCTCTACGTGCAGAAATGAAACAACACGGTGTTCGAAACGCCACACTAATGGCTATTGCTCCTGTAGAAAGTTCTAGCGTTGTTATTAACTCAACTAACGGAATTGAAATGCCTATGAGTTTGATTAGCACAAAGGAATCAAAAGCAGGATCATTTACACAAGTTGTACCAGATTATCATAAGTTAAAAAACAAATATCAATTAATGTGGGAGCAAACTGATTGTGCCGGATATCTTAAGACTGCTGCTGTGTTGGCTGCTTATGTTGATCAAAGCATTAGTACTAATACTTTTTATAATCCTGCTCATTTCCCAGACCGCAAGGTACCTACTACATTGATTGCTAAAAATTTAATGCAAGCACACATGTGGGGAATTAAAACATTCTATTATAGTTTGATTAATAAACAAGGCGCAAAACACGAAGACAAAACTCCAGAAGTTCATTACAATGGATTTCATGAAAGAGAAATAGAACCCGATTATGAAGATGAAGACTGCGAGGCCTGCAAACTATGACATTTAGTTTTATTCGAAATGTACTCAAAGAAGGTAAAGCTCATAAATTAGAAATTGAAAGTCTTCCTTACGATTCTAATGAACTAAATCCTGCTATATCAAAAAATACAATCGAATATCACTATGGTAAATTAGCCAAGGCTTATGCTGAAAGATATAATGCCGGTGAAGGTGATCCTGACTTTAACGAAGCTGGAGTTTTCCTACATAACATTTTGTTTCAACAATATCAAGAATATAATTCTGCAAATAAACCTACAGGAAAATCTTTAGAATTCATTGAAGAGCATTTTTCTACATTTGATAAATTTAAAGAAGAATTTTTTAAAATTGCCATGAGCATTCAAGGCAGTGGGTGGGTATACTTAACTAAATCTGGCGAAATTAAAACAATAAAAAATCACGAAATAAAAAAAGATATTTTAGTTTTAGTCGATTGGTGGGAACATGCGTGGGCATTAGACTACCAAGCAGACAAGAAAAAATATTTAGAGAACCAATGGAAAATCATTAACTGGGAGAAAATAAATGGCTTACTCAGACAAGGTTATTGATCATTACGAAAATCCACGTAACGTTGGTAGCTTTGATAAAGCTGATCCTAGCGTAGGTACAGGCATGGTCGGTGCACCTGCTTGTGGTGACGTAATGAAGCTACAAATTAAAGTAGACGAAACCACAGGAATTATACAAGATGCCAAATTTAAAACGTATGGTTGTGGAAGCGCGATTGCGTCGAGTTCGCTCGTTACTGAGTGGCTCAAAGGCAGAACGCTTGACGAAGCGCAACAGATTAAAAATAGCGAGATTGCTACTGAGCTTGCCCTTCCCCCTGTTAAGATTCATTGTTCAATACTTGCAGAAGATGCGATCAAAGCGGCCGTAAATGATTACCGTAACCGACACAGCCAAAACTAAAATCAAACACCTGCTTAAGAATAGAGGCAAAGGTGTGGGAATTCGACTAGCAGTTAAAACTACTGGTTGCAGTGGTTTGGCATATGTGTTAGAATATGTAGACGAGTATGAAGCAGAAGTTGGCGTTACAAATTTTGCTACAGATGATTTTGTAATATTAGTAGATGCAAAGTCGTTAGTATATCTAGACGGATTAACTATAGACTGGGTAAAAAATGGATTAAATGAAGGGTTTGATTTTGTCAATCCAAATGAACGTGACCGTTGCGGTTGCGGAGAAAGTTTTAGAGTATAATAATGAGTAAACAACAATATAATTTAAACACAAAGACAGACTACTTACATCGTAAGATGTTTTTGGATCCGGCTGGACCAGTTACAATTCAACGATTTGAAGAAGTTAAGTATAACAAGATTGCTGACTTTGAAAAAACAGCACGTGGCTTCTTTTGGGTGCCAGAGGAAATCAGTCTAACCAAAGATGCACAGGATTTTAAAGAATCAAGTGATGCAGTTAAACATATCTTTACGTCTAACTTGTTACGTCAGACAGCATTAGATAGTTTGCAAGGACGTGGTCCTAGCCAAATCTTTACACCTGTTGTAAGCCTGCCAGAACTAGAAGCTCTAGTCTACAACTGGACATTCTTTGAAACTAATATTCACAGCCGTAGTTACAGCCACATCATCCGTAACATCTACAACGTGCCTAAGGAAGTGTTTAACACCATCCATGACACTAAAGAGATTGTAGACATGGCATCAAGTGTTGGCAACTACTACGATAAATTGCATGTTCTAAACTGCAACAAAGAAGCAGGATTCCATGTTGATGAATTTGAACACATCAATGCTATCTACCTAGCACTACACGCAAGTTATGCCTTAGAAGCATTCCGCTTTATGGTATCATTTGCAACAAGTCTAGCAATGGTAGAGAATAAAATCTTTATTGGTAATGGCAACATTATCAGTTTGATCCTACAAGATGAATTGCTACATAAAGGATGGACTGCTTTCTTAATCAATCAAGTGGTCAAGGAAGACCCTCGATTTGCCAAGGCAGCACAAGACTGCCAAGAAGAAGTAATACAGATCTATAAGGATGTTATTAAAGAAGAAAAAGAATGGGCAGACTATCTATTTCAGAAAGGCCCTGTCATTGGATTGAACGCAAACATTCTTAAAGACTTTGTGGATTATACTGCTTCTGTATCATTAAAAGAAATTGGAATTAAATATTGGGCATCTGCACCAAAAACAACACCAATTCCTTGGTTCAATAAACATAGCGACACAAGTAAAAAACAAAGTGCGTTACAAGAAACTGAATCAACAAGTTATGTAATTGGTGTTATGTCAGATGCAATTGACTATTCGGAATTACCGACTATATAATCATGTATAAAGTTTTTTATAAAAAAAGATCGCCATATGAAAATTGGCAAGCAGTTGGGACCTATGGTTCAGAGCAATCAGCTATCGCCGCAGCAATGAATAAGAAAAAACAAGGAGCATTGCTAGTGCGTGTAACTGATAAATCTGGAAGTGTAGTTTTTACAAATTAAAAAGGAAGTGTAAATGAAAGCGGTAGTATGGAGCAAATATCATTGCCCTTATTGTGATCAAGCAAAGGCATTGTTAACACAAAAAGGAATTCAGTTTGAAGAAAGAAAAATTGGAGATGGTTATACAAGGGAAGACTTGTTAGAAGCTGTACCCACAGCTCGAACCGTTCCTCAAATCTTTTTAGATGAAGAATTAGTTGGTGGTTTCCAAGAATTAAAGAAAAGGTTAGAAAATGTTAATTGATAAAGGTGTATCAGAAGGTGAAGTTGTAACAATTAAAATGTCAACAGGTGAAGAGCTTTTAGCAACATATGTTGAAGGTACTCCAAATGGACATAAGGTTAAAAGACCTATGGTCTTGAGTGTTTCGCAAAAAGGTATTGGAATGATGCCTTATATTTTTACGGTACACCCAGATAAAGAAATTGTTTTTAATTCTGCAACTATTATGGCTCTTGTGCCTACAGAAAAAGATTTTGCAAACCAGTATCTACAAAGTACTACGGGGATTGCATTAGCTGGAGTTTAATATGCCAGGGATATCTAGAGTAGGAGTTGATGCAGCCGGAGGAACTATTGTAGGAAACCTTGCACCTACGGTTAAGGTAAACGGATCTCCTGTTGCGGTTAAAGGTGCTGCGGTATCTGGACACGGACGATCACCTCACTCTAGTCCAGTTATGTCGGGTTCTTCGGGAACGGTAAAAGCAAACGGCATTGCAATTTGCAGAGCAGGCGATACCGCCACATGCGGTCATGCTGCTAGCGGTAGCGGAGATGTGAAAGCAGGTTAATATGAAAAAGTTTTTTTGGAATGTATTAGGGTTTTTATCATTGGGGATGGCCTATATCGGAGTTGTTACTCCCGGTATTCCTTATAGTCCCTTTGTAGTATTTTCTGCCTATTGTTTTAGCAAGGGCAGCGAACGTATGCACAAGTGGATCTACAATCATAAGATCTTTGGACCGTTCCTTACTAATTGGAACGAGAAACGTGTGTTCCCACAGAAGATGCGTTATCTAATGTTTTTTATGATGAGTCTAAGTCTTGTGTTAATGTATACAGGAGGAGTTAAACCAATTGGAATTATCTCAACTGCTATCTTTATGGCCCTTGTGGCTGTTTGGGCTTGTCGTTATCCTAACAGCGTTGAAGAACATGATCGTAGAAAAGCTGAAGGAAAAAAAATAGGATGGATTAAATGATTAGGGGGAGTGTGCATCATGTCTGGCCCATTCCTCTTTATCAATCTCGGTTAGATCCAGTTGATCCTATTACCTATGCATATCTAGTTAATCAAGAATTTAGTAATTTTGGCGATGAAAGTTTTACACACTTGGAAACGCCAAATAGATTTTTATTAAACTTACCAAAATTAAACAAACTAAAATCTCAGATACAAGAGCATATAGATTATTTTGTTCACGATGTAATAGGAGCGAGCCGGAATCAAAAATG